GTGCTGTTGTGCCTTATACCAGAAGATTTGGTCTTGTAATTTGTTGGATTTCGCGTTGTTATTGATGACGAGACACTCGTAATTCTCGGTACACTGGTCCATCACCTGACAAAAGCTCTCAAAAGTGGGGAACATACCCGCATAGTTGTCGTAGATTCGCTTACGATTCGCAATATATGGTTCACGGAGGATAAAAACGTAGTCGATATTCGTGCGGAGATTTGGAGGGATACCCAATGGATATTGCATTGTGATGACTAACATGACCTTCCAATGACGCCCGTTCATAAAGAGGAGGCGCATCATCACATCTTTCGTCCATTTGTTATCATACAGACAATCATCCAATACAACGAACGTCCTTGGGTCAATGGATGACTTCTTATACATATCCTGTTCTTTTTTGACCTGCTTTAAGACTGCCTTTTGGCGCTTTAGAATATTCTCAATGATGGCCGTATTATACGCGTCATGGATGAACAGTTTTGGGACATGGGCTGCGAAGAAACCGTTTCCTGCTTCTGTTCCGGAGATGACTGTCCCGATGGGGATATCCTGGTGGTGAAACATCAAGTCCTGAACGAGGAAACTTTTACCGGTATCACGGCGTCCAATGAGAACGATGACCGGGCCCTTGTTTTCATCAGGGCGAAAACTGATTGCCTTCATCTCGAACTTCGCGAGTTCCAAATTCATAGTAGTAATAAAAATGGCATATATTATTTTTATGACATTTTTACGAATGGAATATGGAATGAATGGAATATGGAATGAATGGAATACGCCCGTTTAAAATCGATATAAAACTTCTATTCATCAATCATATCAATCATATCAATCAATATAATACATTTAGGAACAATGACCGACAATGCGGCATCGACAACGGCCTCGGCCTCGGCGTTCCAACTTCATTACCGTAAACACAAATACACCCCTGATACAATAGAGTCCGCATTACTGTATGATATTCAAAATTATATACCGATATATTCGCGATTTTTCGATATCAGCGAAAGCAATTATAACGGAATCCAACTGAACCAAAAGTATTATTTACAGAATATCATCGCGCATCCGACGCAACATATCGACGACTACGACCGCCCCTCGGCCGACTGCGACCACACTCATTCCCTAAACCATTTAGAAACGATTATCGCTGACGACAACGGAAATACCACGAACGTCCCCATGTTTGTCAAGTATTCGCCGCTTCTTGACCCTATCCGTTATTTATCAGGGAAATATGATACGCAACCGGATAACAAAACGCGCGCGCTTCCCAAATACAATTCTACACCCGACACATGTGAAGAGAAAATACTTAATACAAATAATTCTTCGTATGTTGACGGGTTTTTCTCCTATTTGACGAGCCGCACACTTCACGAACACGGAATCGCCCACGGACTCGACTATTATGGCAGTTATTTGTGTAGACAGCGCGAATTTTCCACCAATGTATTTGATGATATTGATTATCTGGTTGGGTGTTCATTTTTTAATACATACGAGAACAACCTATTCACCATCGATTATTCGCAATTCGGGGATGACGAATCAGGCGGCAGCGACCTCTCGGATATCAATATAAGCAAACTGATGAAACTCCGTAACAAAATGAAACCGATGATTGGTGTGACCGGTGCGGATAGCTATATCCAAGCTGATGAAGACTATTCCGGTGTTACATCCCGCATTAATATTCTTGACAATGTTTCGGATGTTGAATCAGTGACCGTGGATAATTACGTGAATACGGATTGTGGCGCGGAGAATACACCGGTTGAAATCCTAGAATTAAATCTCTCGGACCGTGATGACCCAAACTCCGCCGACACCGCCGCGCCAGCGTTATACACGAAAAATAGAACAAGGGACAATAATGATACCAGTGACACTGATTCGTCACAGTCGAACTCTTCATATACTACGATAAGCGGCGACGACGACGACAGTGAAAGCGACGACAGTGAACGCGACGACGAGAAGTCTGCGATTCAAGTGGAAGATTCTTCATTCGACGACGACGACGCCGACGACGACGACGACGACGACACCGATACAGGCAGTTATGACAGTGACGACGAACAACTCATCGTAAAAATAAAAGATTTCCCCATCCAGGCAATCCTCCTTGAAAAATGCGTCAATACATTAGACCATATTATGATGACGGACGAATTAACAAAAGAAGAATGGACGTCTATTTTATTCCAGGTGATAATGACCCTTATTATTTATCAGAAAATGTTCGCATTCACGCACAACGACCTTCATACAAACAACGTGATGTTTGTCGAGACAACCGAAGAGTTCGTTTACTACATCTACGAAGGCCAGTATTATAAGGTCCCCACTTATGGCCGTATTTTTAAGCTCATTGATTTCGGGCGCGCGATATACAAGTTCCGCGGCGAACTCATCTGTAGCGATAGTTTCCACCCAAAGGGCGACGCGGCGACCCAGTATAACTTCCCCCCTTATTATAACCCCGATAAACCCACTGTAGAACCGAATTTCAGTTTTGATTTATGCCGATTTGCCTGCGCACTCTTTGACTATTTCATTTACGACCTGCGTAAGGTGGAAAAACTGTGTAAATCCGACCCCATTATTAAACTGGTTGTAAAATGGGTTACGGACGACAAGGGACGTAATGTGCTCTATAAATCCAGCGGTGAAGAGCGGTATCCTGATTTTAAATTGTATAAAATGATTTCACGGACCGTCCATAACCATATTCCTTCTACCGAGATATATAATCCGATGTTTGACGTATATAAAATCACATATAAAAAATACAAGAAGCATGCGGCACTCGCAGCGAGATTCTTGAAAGAGGGGCGAAACACGCATATTCTTATGAATGTTGATACACTGCCTGTGTATTATACTGTATAAATGACCGCCACCGCTGATGCGTTAACTGCGACGTTTATCGAGAAACATCTTTCGGTGCGCTGGAATACCATTCTTGGCGATGAATTCTATCTGCCGCATTGTCCATCCCATCGAACATCCGGAATGACCAGTCTCCATATGATATTGAACCTGTGAAACAATGCTGTCGTCACCCGCGCTGAACATGAATCCGAGATTGGATGGCGGGCTATACTCTGAGATATATTTCCATACATTGATTTCGCGGGTTTTGATACACGGGTCTTCATTTGCGCGAAGAATTGCGCGCATTCCGTCGCGCACCATATCCTCAGACCATTTGTCGTTGAAATAAGATAGGTCGCAATCTCTCACGGCGTCAAAGGTGAGAGGCCAATATTCTTCTTCGGGGATTGGGTCGCGTTCCAGGTGAACGGTGACGGATTCAGGTGCGATAATTCCGGTGGTAGCAGACATTTGATAATGTGTGTAGAAGAGATAACAACAGTGAAAGAATCATAAAATGGTTTCAATTTTATGATTTATTATTCAATCTAATATAAACATAATTATTGGTAGTTAGTTATTGGTGCTGAATAATGAACCGCGACACAATCACTATCGACGGTGTGACTTACGACATCACCGAATTTAAGCATCCTGGCGGAAATATCATCAACTACGTTAAAAATACCGCCGACGCGACCGACGTATTCCGCGAGTTTCATCATCGGTCATCTGACCGGGTGAATAAAGTCCTACAATCATTGCCTATATATGACTGTGGCCCGGAGAGTGCGCCGCCGCTTGTCGCACCCGAACACGCATTGACCGAGCACCAGAAGGCAATGATGGCCGATTTCAGAGAGATGCGCGAGAAGCTTGTGGCGCAAGGCTTATTTGAACCGGATTATATCCACGTTTATTTCCGTATGCTAGAACTCGCCTTTTATTTCGGGATGGGGACGTGGCTTGCGTCCTATAATATGTATGCGTCGGTTCTCTCGTTCATCGCGTTTAAAACCCGCTGTGGCTGGGTCCAGCACGAATGCGGCCACTTGAGTTTTACCGGTAACAAGCGTATTGACCGCGCCATCCAAACATTTATAATGGGATTTGGCGGTGGTCTAAGTTCATCCGTGTGGAATTCCATGCATCAACGTCACCACGCCGCCCCCCAGAAAATAAAGCACGATATCGACCTGGATACAACACCATTTGTCGCATTTTTCAATCGCGCATATGAATCAACCAGACACGGACCCAATACCGCGAGGTTTATGAACCGGTGGTGGATGCGACTTCAAGCGTGGACATTTTTGCCCATTGTAAATGGCATCTTCGTCCATTTGTTCTGGATATACTATCTTCACCCGAAAAAGACGGTTCAGCGGTTGTGTTCCGCAACGGCGAGAGAAGAGCGTAGAACGGCCGCGTTCGAATTAGTCTGTATGATAGCGTCGCAAATATCGCTACCGTTTATTTTTTATACTGGCGGCGGCGGCGGTGGCGGCGGACTCTTATGGTCGTATTTCCTTCTAATGGTCGTCAATTTCTGGAATTTGGTCTACCTCTTCGGCCACTTCTCTCTCTCGCATTCATTTACTGGCGTAGTCCCCGTTACCAAGCACCTCCTATGGTTTGAATATGCGCTGGACCATACCGTGAATATATCTACCAGTTCCGCACTGGTGACGTGGATAATGGGGTATCTTAATTTCCAGATAGAGCATCACATGTTTCCGTCAATGCCCCAGTATAAGAACGTCCATGCGGCGCCGTATGTGCGCGCGTTTTGCGAAAGACACGCGTCCACGCTCAAATATACCGAGCATTCGTATAAGGACGCATGGCGCCTGATGTTATCCAACTTGGACCAGGTTGGAAAACACTATTATGAAAACGGAGTTTCGGTCGAAGGACCTAGGGCCGGACATGTCCATCTAGACTAGGCTAGACTAGACTAGACTTAAAATCCAGGCGTATCTACAAATACTGCGGGCGCACCGCCGCCGCTGCCACTGCCGCTGCCACTGCCGCCGCCGCCACCGCCGCCACCGCCGCTATTCTCGAATTGGTTTAATATAAATACTGCTAATACTGCGGAAATACACACAACGATGGAATCGCGGATAAGCACCTTCAATGGTTTCTGGCTATCGGATTCTACGAATCGCATCTCCATAAATTTCAGTATAAAATAAACGGCGGCGACCGCGACCCCGATGACGAACAGTTTCGTAGAGTTAAACATTACGAATACGAATACGATACGATGTATATAGTTCTAAATAGAGATATATACATACAATTTCACTTATTTATTCGGTATTATACGCAAAGTATACTAGGTTTGAAATGCTAGCATTACTGGCGGATAACAAACATAGAAAACACCGCCGGCGATTGCTAAAAACGCAAAAGAGAAGATGAAAATCAAAATGTCTAGGAGGAAAATATTATCATACCATTTGCCTGGTTCTTCTTCATCGGCCATATGATATATATGAATATGAATATGTATTATACGATTATTTTTTATAAGTAGCACGACGACGCTTTATGTATGTCTTCACATATTTACTGTGGCGTCTACCCTTTTTCCTAGAATACTTTTTATTACGCCTGGTGCGTGTTTTCGACCTTCGCGGTTTATTATGTAAAGAGCCGCCGCCGCCCATACCAACATCAACGTCGATTGGTCGTTTAAATAGTTTTTCAACAAGAGCTACCAAGGCATTTCTAAATGGCGTGAAAAATCCGACCCGTGGCGGATTACCCTGTCGCGCTTCGCAATCATCTGGAGGATTTTGTGTAGAGTTGCCGGCATTATCTTTATGTGAACTCCAAAAAGCAGATATTCGTTCGTTGATAGATTCACTTTCAATGCTTCTTACCGCACTTTCTGTTGGTAGCCTTTTTCCGACCGAGTCGGATGAGGTTCTTGGACCCGGAGATATAGAACGTTCTTGTGGCGACCGTGCTTCAGGATATAACGATGAATCACTGCGCCCGATACTTACAGACAATGAACCTATTACAGAATCTAATAAAGATGCTGTTTGCCAGTCGTGACCTTCATTTTCTGCCAATAATGTCTTGATAATATCCTCGTCATATTTATTTACTGTTTCAGACCACTCGACTATTTCACCACCGCCTGGTGGTACTGATAAATGGTCTTTTATTACGTTTCTTATTTTTGGAAAATGAAGATGAACATTTACCACCGGATCCATCTGCGCCCCCTTTTTTGATATTTTGCTCAAATCTGTGAGTTTGTCGAAAGGGTTCGGGCGAAGAGTAATAACATCAGCACTGGGTTCTTTAGTATGAAATTGTAAATATAATTTATCTAGCATTGGAGTTTTATCAAGGGTCATACAATGGTCGATCGACGCACATCCATTCTGAATCAAATCAAATGTTCGTTCCGACCATAAATTATTAATGGCTTCTGTCGCTGTCGCTGTCGCTGTCGCTGTCGCTGTCGCTGTCGCTGTCGCTGTCGCT